GGGGAGTTACTTTATAATTCACCGCCACGGCCCCTTAGCTCAGTGGTTAGAGCAGGCGACTCATAATCGCTTGGTCGCTGGTTCAAGTCCAGCAGGGGCCACCAAATTTTAGCTTTAGAATCAATTGCTTAAGCCACTTTCTGATAAGTGGCTTTTTCTTATCATAAGCATTGTGTCGCAAAAGTGTCGCATCAGCCCTCGTTAACGTACCATCTCCTGTAGGTTTCTATCCGCTACATGGAAGTGCAGAACCGATGCAGATGGCAACGTTTAAACCATGTGCATCACTAAAATGTTCATTTCATTTACAACACAACTATTCGTAATCAACGATATGTCTGTATCTCGCTTGTATGTCCGGGTGTTTTCGGAGCCTATCCTCAACATCATATGCATTCCACCAGCGTATTGTATCCTGTTCCTTTCTATCCCTCTGACGTTCCAACATTTCAGTCAAATCACGTGTAATCTGCGTATTGACGACCAACATATAGCCATCTGGCCGATAATCAAAAATAGTGTTAGCCACATCTACATCAGATTTACCAATTGATGATTTTTTTGATGATTTTAAGTTAGTTTTGCATTGGATAATCATCTTACCTATTTTATAAGAATCTTCACCTTCTGTTATTCCACGTTCATTATAACGCATATTGTATTCACAAATTAAATCTCTACCATTATCACCTTGATTTGTTGGTGCAACTTTGCTTACTGACAAAACCCATGGTTCACGATCCAATAACTCCAGAATCAAGTCTTCAAATTCCGCACTTGACTGCCGGTCTACTATGTTCCATTTAAATTTAAGATCACCAAATAAAAGTGACAATTCTCTTTTCTGTCGTTGCAATATTTGCTGCTTCTCTAGGTAAACTGATTCAACTCCATAATAACCATACGTAATTACAAGATGATAATCACTAATAAAAACTAACTGGTTTTCTTGACTAACTACCTTCAATTCAGAGTTATCATCAAGTTTGCTTAAAGTTGCTTGACGAATTTTTCTTTCTCATATGATACTGAGGTATGAATTCCTTTGAAAATTTCAATTCTCGCACTGACACCTTCAACAAAATTATCTTCATCAACAGCTGCTGCAAGTTTTTTCAGTCTTTTAGCAATATGCGGGCTATAAATTGCCGTGAACCCAGCAGTAATGCTCCTGAAGTATAACCAGTTGGGATTAACTCTCTCATTCGCTACATATGACTCATCATTTCCTATAAATGAATGTATCTTATATACCCAAGCATTGAGCTCTGGAGAGTCCCAGCGATAGTCCTGATAATCGATTGCGCAAGTACCCAAAATATCACCTTGGTACTTATGAAATAGATAAAGATCCATAAGTATGGCAAATAAGCACTCAAAGTCTTGCTCCTTATTTTTCCTTATATTTTCGTTTAGAGGCTGTCCTGGAAACCAATACATTGCATACAGTTCATCCGCGATCCCACTAAACGCATGCTCTTCTTGTAAAAAACGAAATGAACTATTACCATTTGATTTAATTATTGCCGCAAGAACACTTGGTATAATCTCGTGTAAATCTGTAACTTCTTCTACCCGTCTCATCCTATAATAGAAATAAGGGGTATACTTATCTGGATTAGTATTTAAAAGAACAAACAACCACTGAGGGCAGCACTCAAGTCTTATAAAAATATCCCCCTTATCACGAATTGATACGCTATAACCCAACAATGTAATACGCTCTAAAAAATTATCTATCATATTTTCAGACCATCCATTCAAATTTCAATCGAACCTTTACCCTTACTATGTCAGCAAAATCCATAATGTTACAACTACCTTTCCTAACCAAGAATGCCCATAGATCTATATGCTCTTTATAAAGACATTTTTCATGCCATTCATTTCACAAAAAAAACCTAACACTATGTTTATATTATGTTTTTTTTGATAATGACATGTTCTGTTAGTTTTTAATGATTTTTTAATGATCACGAAAAAAATAAAATTACTTTATAATCAATAGATTAACAAGATGAGAGCATCCTTAACTACTTCTCATAACTGAAAATCACTGAAATTCTTTTCAATCTTTTCAGTTCTGATTTTCCGTAAAGCCGCCAGCACTGGCGCGGCCTGACGATCTGGTTAGTAGAAAAATAAAACTGAAAAATTATTACGATCCAAAAAGCGCAGGCGGGTGCGGTGTAGTGCGATTTTGGTCTGCGAAAGATTTTTTTTGCCATGCTGTGACGCGCCAGCGCCCTGCTGTGCGCACGATCTGTTTTAAGGGTGGCTTTGAGCGCCTTATTAGGCTGAACGCGGCAGAGCGCCGCTGGCAGCGCGTAGCGATAGCCGCTTGTGAGGTCAGAAAAGAGATATCCCCCCAGGGGATGAAGGACATAAAAAACCCGCTTTCGCGGGTTATGTTCTGGACAGGTTTACTTGCCAATCACCGGGGAGTATTTGCCGTTCAGCGTGTCCGCTTTCATTCCGGTGTTCAGGATGGCTCCCGCGTTGGTCGGTGCTCCCGTATTGCTGTGCGTGTGGCTTGCCGTTTGCTCTGCCAGCTCTTTAACCACGTCGAGCGTGTCGAGCATCAGCTGTGCCACGTTGATGGTGCCAGAGCCAATCCAGACCACCGGGGCAATAATCTGCTGTTGCACGGCCGCCACGCTTTTACGTATCTGGCCAATTTTCTCGATCAGGTCTTTACCCGTTGTAACTGTCTGGCTCCCGGCTATGTCCGTTTAATCATTGCCGCCGATACTCGCCACGCGGTTATTGACGGCCTGGCTGTAATCCCCCGTGCATACCTGTTGAATAGCTCCGGCCAGTAGTGTGGACGTGCCCAGCACGGTAATTTTATCCGTAGCCTTAACCGTGGTTTCGCGGCTGACCAGCTCCCGCTGTTCTGTATCGGCCTTAACCACGCGTGCCATAGAAGTTTCACTGATCGTCTGGTCTGTCTGCCTCACCCAGTCACCCGCCTGGGTGACGCGCTGCGACACTTCCTCACGCTGCTGTTGCAGCTGTTCGCCAGGCTGGATATCCGGGAGGCTGGTTCCGTCCGGCACGGTCTGCCGCACAAACGGCTTATCCGGACGTCCGCCAGTGAAAGCGATCTCTACCAGCGTCCCTTCGGGCGGAAACTGGAACATCCCCGAATCATTACCCGCCATAGGAACCGGCAGCGGCACAGCTGAGTAAACAGGCGTGTCCTTATCCGGGTTACGGGGTTTGCGTGCCGCACTGCTGGCCGCCAGTATTGCCGCCCGTGTGGGTTCTGCCTCGTTTTTACTGATGATTGCCCCGATTGCGGCCGTTGCCCTGGCGATTGCTGGCGTGGTGCTGGCGGTCATTAAGTTCTGGCAACCAATCAAGACTTTCGTTAGCGGTTTTATCAGTGGTTTCAGCCAGGCCAGCGGCGCACTGACTCCGTTTAAAGGGCTGTTCAGCGGCATCGCCACGGCGGTGGGCTGGGTCTGGAACAGCATGAAAACGCTGTTTGGCTGGTTTGGCAACCTGCTTTCCCGGTACAAATGACCGGGGAAACACTGGCTGGCGTGACCAGCGCGGGGGGAAACCTTTGGCCGTGTCGTGGCGGGGGCGGTTGGCCTGGTTCTGACTCCGTTTGAGCTGGTTTATCGTTCCATTCAGACGGTCATTGAGATGTTCGGGATCGTTAGTCCCGCTTGCCAGCTGCATGGCTGGTGATGTTTCTTCAGGTAAGTAACAAAGGCTTTCATAGCGTTCCCTCAGATAAGGCCAGTCGAATTTGACATCACAATATCGACGGCTGTAGTCAGAACCGGCACGGATTGAAAGCGGCACTCAACGGTGTAAGCCAACACAGACAAGCTGCGTATGGCGTCACGAGCACGATCAAGGATTTTAGTTCTACGGGTGGAGGTCATGCACTCTGCTGATACGGCTTGCCCAGCTATCGCGCCAATATCTGCGGTAGCGTTAAGGGCACACAGCTGCATATTGCCCGGCGTTGCGTTATTCACCGGAACAGATGGGAGACAGTTAATTTGGCTCAGCAGGCCATCAAGCAGTCTCGCATCTTCGGTGTAGTCAGTAATGGCCAGCAGCTCGTTGCAGTTAAGCTGATGCGGCTGCTCCGGGTTCAACTTATGGCGGAGAATCTGCGGGCGCATACCAGTGGCAACGGCCTCTAAGTTATAAGCCTACGCAAACGCTCGGCAGGCCGCCTCAAAATGAGCATGTTTAGAGGTTTCATAATCAAACATTGTTCGCCCCTTCCGAATCCGTAGGATGAATTACGCATTAAGCGCAATGTTGCATTCGCTTAATGCTTGAACGGTCAGGGCGACCATGTTGATTTCAACACGAGCGCGGGGCTTGTCGCCTTTGCCGCGAATAGGCAAACGACCATCGCGGACCATGTCACGGGCTGTGCCCATAGGCGTTCCGGTGATATGGCAGTACTCATCAATAGGCAGGTAAGGCGTGGGGATGGTGATTGTAATGTTGGGACGCATAAGGCAAACTCCTGATTTCAGCTGAGCGCGGCAACGCTCAACAACATTCGCAAATTGAAAACCACGGAGCAATCCTAATTTTTATTTTGAAAAGTGTCAGTTGATTCTTTTCATTTTGAACCTGCGCAGGTGACTATGTTCAAAATTGATTTCAACGGGGATAGCGCCCCTGTACTGGATCGAATAATAGAGGCCTACGGGTTCACATCCAAATTAATGCTGGCTCAACACTTTGAGATGGCTGCCAGCACCTTATCTGGCCGATACCGCAGAGGTGGTTTTCCAGCAGACATGGCCACCCGCTGCGTAGCTGACACAGGTGTTTCACTTGAATGGCTCGCTACTGGGGAAGGTAAAAAATTCCAGAATGACGAGTTGGATATAATGAAGTTCCCGCGAAAAAAACTCGTTGATGGCCAGCTTTACGACTCCGGCTACGTTATGTTTGATAAAGTTTTATTCCGTGCGGGCGTTCCACTACCAACCACTCCGATCTGTGTTCAGGACGAGAAAGCCCAGTACATTCTTGACCAGACGTTTGCAGAGGTTTTTGACGGTGAATGGCTGGTAGGTATTGAAGGTAAGATCAGCGTTCGCACCTTAACCCGTATCCCGATTAAAAAAGTTCGGGTAAGCGGCGTTGGTATGGCATTTGACTGCGTTCTTGACGATATTCAAATTATTGGAAAAGTTGTTTTGAAAATAACTGAATAGTGAGGCTGTTTTAGCTCATCGAGGAAATGTTATGGAAATTCAAATAGATTTAAACGATACCCCATCGGGTAAGAAAGAAGACCTTCTTCTTGTCAGTAAGAGCCGAACACACTTATTTAAAAGCAGAAAACATGAAGTTGTATTTTATTTTGAAATCAACCAGCCATTTTTTGATTCAGAACTTGGAATTAAAAGAATTCACACTAAGGATGTGATGAAGGCAAGAGAACTTCGTAAATTTTATCTTAACTTTTTCCATCCCGATAAAAATAAAGATACTGACTTCGATTACAAACAAGTATCAAAAGATATAAATGCATATTTCCGCAGAGTTACCGGGGGTAAACTATGACAACAAATTTCCCTAGCACCTTATTTTGCACTTTAGCTGAGTTGGATATCAACGCCAAAACTCAGGTAATCAACATGAACTCAGCATTAATAGCTACTCTAAGCACAAAACATTTAACCACAATAAAAAATGCTTTTACAAGAGCAATTCTAGTTTGGCAAAATGGTATGTTTTACGTAAAAATATCTGAGCTTAACCACCTATTACGAACCGGTAACTCAGGTGTTGATAACTATCTTTGGCAGCATGGAATGCAGGGATATACGTCAGCATCGACACCCTATACAATTAATAATGAAATATACATATCTGGCTCTGACTTTTGTGCATTGCTTGACGCAAGAATCCAAACTTCTATTGCCAAAGTAAATTTATACCTTCGTTATGTACGGGCGCTTTATCAAGAGTTAACTTCGAACAATATAATAAGCGATTTACGCACAACTTTTCACACGGAGATCAACCAATTAAGAAGCACCTTAAAAAATGAACGAATTCAAGCTAAAGGCATAACTCATTGCGAATTTAGCAACACACTTATAACTAACAGTAATCAAGTTCAATTTGCTCATATTGACAGTGTAGCCACTGCTCCGTTGAAGGCATTACATATTGAAAATGGCGTCATAATATTATCAACAATACATCAGTTATTAACAAGCCAGGGCATTCTTGATTTTGAAGGAATGTATGACTTCTGTAAGGAAAATAATTATTCAACCACATGGGCAGATAACTATCCTTTATAATGACTATAAAAAGGCAACAAGTTGGAAAATGGTTGCTGGACTTCTGCCCTGAAGGCAAACCTAAAGGGAAGCCAGCAAAGCGTATCCGCAAAACTTTCTCCACCAAGGGCGAGGCAATAGCCTATGAAACGCACATCATGGAGAATGTCCATACAAAACCCTGGCTGGATGGCAAGGAGGATCGGCGTAAATTACGGGACCTGGTAAACCAATGGTTTGATGAGCATGGTGTAACACTAGACGATGGCGTGAAACGAAAAGTGCAATGGAGTTTGCCTGTGAAAGCATGGGTGATCCAATGGCACATGAGTTTGACGCCGCCATATTTTCCCTATACCGCAAAAAACGTTTATCAGGCGAGATTTCCCAGACTTCTCGCGTCAAGAAAGTATCGCCCAGAACAATGAATCTTGAGTTAGCTTATTTTCGTGCTGTAGTTAATGAATTATCACACTTAGGTCATTGGAAGTCAGTCAACCCTTTATTGAAAGTTCGTCCTTTCAAATCTGAGGAAACCGAACTTGCGTATCTTGAGCATGCAGAAATAACACTTTTATTAGAAGAATGCCTTAAGATCCAGCATGAGTGTACTTATTGGGTTGCCTGCCTTTGTCTTTTAACAGGTGCTCGCTGGGATGAGGCCGAATCAATTACGACTAAACAAGTTAAAAACCTTAAGGCCAGTTTCTTTAAAACAAAGGGAAACAGGAATCGGACAGTATCAATTAGCAATGAGTTTTTCGAGGCGTTACCTAAGCCATTAAAATCAGGTAGGTATTTCAGATCCTGCTATTCCGCGTTCCGTAAAGCAGTTGAGAGGGCAGGAATTAATCTACCAGACGGTCAACTTTCACATGTTTTGCGTCATACATTTGCCAGCCATTTTATGATGAATGGGGGGAATATCATTGTTCTTCAACGGATATTAGGTCATACCGATATAAAAATGACAATGCGATACTCTCACTTCGCGCCTGACCATCTAGAAGAAGCTGTCGACCTAAATCCTTTACGCTTTAATACTTTTGAGGCCAAATCTCTTGAAAATGAATAGAATACTCGCGGTTTTATTCTTCTTGGTTTTGATTTTTGCAATTGTTCCACCTATTTTTTATTTTGCAACGTTCTAAGGCGATTTTTCAAAAAAACCAGCAGATTGGGGAGATTTTGGTTCATATCTTTCAGGTACAAGCGGTACAATTCTTTCAACATTAAGTGTTTTAGCTCTGATATATACTCTCCTCAAAACATCTGAAGATAATAAAAAAATCAAGCGCTTACCATGTTGTCTATAAAAAATACCACAGAGCAAAACTCATTGATAAAAAGAGATCTAATTATCCGTATTTTCGATAATCAGATTAACATTTTGAACCAAGCACTTGAAGAATTAAAATACAAATCAGTTGTAATGGGCAAGCTCGATTTCATATCTGAAGATTTTTTTTCGAACTTGCTTATGAGTATCTTGAAGACCTTTAGTATCGCAAAATGTCCGTAGGTGGAAATTTCAATTTCTATATAGCGGGAAAAGTGCTGAACATGATGCAGATGGACTATGAAGATGAACATCTTCTTTTCCACTATACAATTGAACTACTGGATAAATGTGAAGACCAAGAAACTCTGAACGAGTTAGTCAAAATATATCGTTCAAAACTTAATTCCGAAAAAGCGTTCTGGTTTGTAGCATATTGTATAAATCGTAATGAAGAGACTAGGAAATCAATACTAAAACAAGGAGGACAACTTATTATCATTCCTAGGAAAGTAGCTGATATAATTCGCACAACCCGCGAGGCTCTAGCCGAAGAGTTGCCCTAGCAGGGAAAATGCCCCCTTTTTGTCCCCCCAGGACACAAATCCTCAATAAAGTATAATAACATTCGTTTTGTAACTTCATGATTTTACTGGAAGTGTTTGATTTTCAAAGATGGTGCAGCGTTCTCATAATCGCTTGGTCGCTGGTTCAAGTCCAGCAGGGGCCACCAAATTTTAGCTTTAAAATCATATGATTAAGCCACTCATCCGAGTGGCTTTTTTACGTCAGCATTGAGTAGTGCCCCTTTGTTTCCCTCACTGTTAACTTCTGCCCCCAGCATCAAAAATACCCCTGATACCCAGAAGGGCTTAACTACAAGATTCATCACTTCAAGCCTTGATGCTCCGTTTACACGCCACACGGTTATTAACTGCCTGGCTTTAATCGCCCGTGCATACCTGCTGAATGGCTACGGCCATCATCGTGTACGTGCCCAGCACGGTAATTTTGTCCATGGCCTTAAACATCCATGCCTGGCGCTTTTTCTCTGCAATTCCGTTAATCCGCTGGCAATGCCAGAAATCAGAATTTGAAATCCTCCATCAGCTTTTTACTCCCGTCAAATCCGCGACGACTGCGAGTTTTGGAATTTTCCTTCATAATGCATAAGTCTCTTACTTGATGTACTTACAGGGACCAGTTTTAACGCAACGTCTATAAAGCATTGCAAATAGAGCAATGCCGTAACGGTCTTGTTCGGGCTTAAGTCATACATCAAAAATAAATCATATATATATTTAAAAATTATATCTTTATGGATTTATTGAATGGGTAAATATAGGTAACGCTGATGAAATAAAAAATTACAAACAGAAAAATAATGAGGGAGTAATGTTTGGACAATTTCTCAACCAAATGGAGTTAACCAGAATGCCTATCCCAGCTCACTTATTTTTGACAGATGACGGCGGAGCGATAATTAAAGGCTCTTCCGATGTACAAAACCGGGAAGGAAGCATAGAAGTTATCAGCTTCAGCCATGGCCTACATATTCCCGTTGACGGTAACACAGGGAAGCAAACCGGAACGCGCATTCATGGCTCATTTACTGTCGGTAAGGAGTTCGATAGCTCATCAACCTATCTCTACAAGGCCGTATCCACAGGTCAACTGTTAAAGTCTGCTGAATTGAAGTGGTACCGTATTAACGATGCCGGACAGGAGGTTGAATATTTTAATATGTTTTTGGAAAATGTCAGGGTGGTTTCTGTAACGCCTGTGATGGCGAATTGCAAAGACCCAAACAGCCAGCACCTTAACCATATGGAGATTGTAGACCTCAGGTATGAAAAAATTACCTGGAAATATCTCGACGGAAATTTAGTTCATTCAGATGCATGGAACGAACGGAAGACCGCATAAGGACAGGCTATGTCTACACGTTCTTTTGATGGATGTGCCCATACGCTTAAATTGCTGGGCGATGACGGTTCGACCATCGGCACATGGACAGCTTATAATCATGTCGATCGCCGGGCCACATTTAGCCACCTTGAGAACGGAACCTACCAAATACAGGATAAATCAAAACCACATCTTCACCCAGGAGACAGCGAGGATGGCTCTTACGGTTCATATGGGATTATCCGTTTTAACTACTCAGGACATCCCGGCGTAGGTGTTCACTCAGGGCGGGCGCACGCCTCATACCAGCCCGGGCCGGAACACGCTACTATGGGATGTATACGCACCACTGACGAGGCGATGAAAAAAATAAAAGAGAATATGGCTAAATCATCACTTTCAACAATATCCGTTGCCAATAACAGTGGCTGTGAAGCCATGAGCGCAACGCAGAAATATGAAAATATTTATATCCCGCCCGGGATGAGTATTTTATGAAAATAAAATTAGCGCTCATTGCAATGATGCTATTATCAGGTGTGGCCCATGCCGCTGGGTGTGAAACTGTTGAAGAAATGGACACTGCAGACACTGCAGACACTGCAGACACTGCAGACACTGCAGTCAGTAAAATACATGACTGGACGGACGTTCACTCGTTTTACATCCATTTGCGGCAATGTGACGATGGATCTATCTCTGAAGGAATATCCGCTACTGTCGTAAGCCTGCTCACTCATCAGTGGAGAACATCAGTCCAACTGGAGAAAATAGCAGACAAAGATAAAACCTTCGAAACGTGGGTACTTAACCATATTGACACCACGGTGGACGCTGGAGATTTAGAAACCATTGTCAAAAATGCAACAGGTAAATGCTCTGAAGGTGGCGGTAAATTCTGCGAAAAAATCGAAGGTGCAGCAAATCAGGCATTACTGGACATGAAAAATACCATCCCCTGAGCACCGAAATAAAAAGCCCGCGATTAATTTAAGCGGGCTTCTCAGTAACCATCAAATATCGCGACGTACCACTGCCGTTGAGCGTGTCTTGTCGTTATGGTCAGGAAAATACATCACCTCATGCTAGCGCGTGACCATATGCCTCTGCCCCTTATTTTTGAATACTTCTGCTAGCTCATCACTCATTGTCAGAGCTTGATTTACTGACACAGTCTCGGCCATTGAGGTATATCCTTCATCTCGGGATTAAGTCACTAAATCATAGATCTATCGCTCAGTTGCAGGTTCAACAGCGATTGAGACAGGTGAGTCCGTTCAAAAAGCGAGTTCCCTCACCACATCTAGCTTCTGCGATCCTCCTTCCATAATCGCCGAAACATATCCCTAACTCCTTCACAAACCCTAAAAACTAAAGAAATCCCCCATCGCGCCGATCATCATCCGTGTGTATTATTTCCTGTAGCTTTTACAACAACTAACCTTAACTCAAATACTTAAGCGCCAGAGCAAAAGGCATCATGAGCACACCGATCAAACGGCTAGAAATCATTAAAAATGCCATCGAACTGGAAGATGACGACATCATCCAGAGCCAGCTGACGCGGCTGAAAAATGAAGCGTTTGACGATGAG